AAGTCAAGATATAATCTATGACTTTTGTAAAAGCTTGTCTAGTCCAAAAATAACCAGAACCTTCAGGTAAACCTAGTATACTTCCATATTTTTCCTTACCACCACCCGGATTAAACCAATTTTTACCCATAGGTGACTTAGAATAAAGTTGTTCAGCATAAGGAACAATCATTTCTTCAAGAGCAGTTATAGTATCCACAGCAACATATTTGTATGGATAACCTGCTTCTTTGATAGCTTTACCAACTTCCCTGATATCTTCAAAGGATTTGGCATGTACTTTCATTGCATCTAAATACTTTGTACCACCCTCAAGATCTAATATCAAACAGTTATCTAGAGTAGATAACAAACTTGTCTTACCTATCTTAGGTTTAGAAAAGATGATTAGATTCTTTGGACTCTTGCATTCAGGTGCAACTTTTGTTGTTGGCAATATAATTCCCATAATCAAGACTTAATTAATTCATTTAACCATTTTTTATGACTCACAGGTTTCTTTAGCAATATTGCAGCTAAATCTCTTAGAGTAATCTGATTGAGAGGTGAATCAGCATCAGGATCCATTATTTCATCAAAATCAGGAAACTGATTGATTACTTGTGGCTCATCATCATCATCTTCAATCTCAATTTTAATTAACTCAGACACTGGTATAAGATATCTGAAGTTGGTAGGACTACCATTTGTTTCAGTTTTCTCATACTCTTCATCATAATGAGGGTTAAATCTCCATTTGTAAAGTGTTCTGTTTTGATCCTCTGGTTCAAGATCTATACTAGTAAATTCAGTATAGATATCTCTACCTCTTTTAACCTCACTAGGAAATACTCCAATAAAATGCTCAGTCTTACCTTTTGGTATATAAGCACACTTTGGAATAAATAATGGGTTATCTTCCTGGATCAACTTAAACTTCCAATCATGGTGTTTAATCAGCTCTTCTGTCTTCTCCTGTCTATTAATAGAAGGATTTTTTGTTGATAAACTCATAATTTACTTATTTGGTTTGAATTCTTTTCTCCTGTTGAGGAGGTGTAATCATTTCTACAATCATCATCTTTTCAAATTCAGCACGGAAAAAACTCAGCCTAGTGTCACCATTTCTACATTTAAGAAAATGAAGTACCAGAACTCTGTCATCTTCAATCACATACCTATCCGGACCATAATATCTAATCTTTTGTTTAGCAGGTCTGTTAATTCCTATAACATTATCTGCATGTTGAAGAATAGCATCTGAACCAAAAATATCAGACTCAAGAACATAATTACCATACTTACCATCTTCACTTCTCTCAGGATTATCTATGTTTCTATTCAACTGACTTAGTAGAATAAAAGCAATTGGATACTGCCTTTTGAGTAATGTAAGAGCTTCACCAAGATTGTTAAGCATGTCCTGCTTATCTTTCTCATATGGAGCTTTCTTAAATAATAATGAGTGATCAATTGTAATCAGCACTTTTGGAAAAATCATATTACCTGTGGAATCATATTGTGCATTAAAAAGCATGTAATCCCTAATAATCTCCTTGAATTCATCTATTGTACAAGGCTTTTCTACTACATCTATTGGATACTTTATCTTTTCTTTTGCATAATCATAACATCTTTGTAAATCATAATCAGATAATTTCCCATCAGCACTACATAAGTGCTTATAAGATTTACCTATAATACTAGAGTACTCACGAATAGCAGATGTCCTAGCAAGCATCTCAAACTGAAACTGTAATACTCTAAAGTTTTCTCCAGGATTGAGAGGAAAAGATTCCCTTACAATCTGTTCTACAATTAAAGTCTTACCACTTGCTGGTCTTCCACCAATTACATTAAGAGTGTTCCATTCTATACCATCAGTCATTGCATCATTAAACTTTGCCCAAGGTGTTTTTAAACTCTTAATTTTTCCTTGCATCCTACCTTGTAGGTACTTTAAGGATTCTTGAAAGCCCTCCCTTTGACTGTTCCATTTTTTCTTTGGAGCAGCCTTGTCTTTATTATCCATAAATTCTAAGTATTTGCTACTTCACCTTTGACTATCTCATATAGTTTATGAAATAAACTTATTGTTAATTCAATAAGTAAGTAACTGTAAATGCTCATGGGAACAATAAACCAGTTAACAACTAGATAGCCAAATATTGAGCCTACTACGGCAATAATAATCAGTTTAAATTTATCAATCATACTACTTTTTCACTAAAATAATTTTCTTTATAATCATTACTTCCATTTATATATGCTTCACAATAATTAGCTAACTCAGACTCAAATGATTTCTCTATTGGATTCTGTTTTCTAATAAAATATTGAGAAGTTCTCATATATTTATAACCTGTTCTTTCATACTCATCTACATACATTTTTGTAGCTTCAAGTATTGTGTCCCAAGAATACTCATGTGTTTCAAAAAACCACTTGAAATTATTCTCAAGATTCTTTTTATCAGACCTAGCATATTTGCCAGATGGTAACTTAAATTTAGGAAAAATATCTAAATATTCATCAATCTTTTTGCTATAATTTTCACCCATTATACCAGCATTACTCTTCTTTTTACTAGTAGTAAAATAACTATCTAATTCCTTGAGTAACAGTGCTGATTTACTAGTTAAACTATTTGCTTCTGGATTGATCCAGTCACCCTCTAGCTTCTTTGCTTCCAATGCAGGATTGATAAGCCGGGGAATTACATTGTTCTTCTTACAGTAAAGATAATATAACTGATTAGGAGTGATATTATTCTTAATTAGTTTGTTAAAGATTTCTTCCATATTACCATTCTATGTCAAAGTTATAATTCTTTTTTAAGATTTCTTTTGTCTTAACAAAAACATCTTTACTATCCCATTCTGATAAGTTATTATAGCTTGCAGATGCTGGATGTGTAACAAAGAACTTATAGTTATTATCATTTACACAATCAGACCACTCTTCTGCTTTCTTACCCATATAGATATAAACTAATCCAGGATGATGCCATGAAAGATGATCAAACAGATAAGCTAAGAATGGTCTCCATATTAAATAATGTTGACCTACTTTACCCACTACAGTTGTCAGAGCTGTGTTTAATAATAATACACCTTGATTAGACCATCTTTTAAGATCCATGTCCCTTGATGCTTTTACACCATTGTATACAGTACTGTTTATTGCTTTCAGAATATAATCAAGACTTGGTTGCATTTCTATAGTTTGACTTAAACTAAATGCAATACCATCAGCTTGTTGATAACCCGGATATGGATCCTGACCTACTATAACTACTTTAAGATCACTAATAGGACATTCTTCAAATGCTCTAAACCAGTTTTTCATAGTTGGAGTAAATCTTTTACCATCTCTAGATTGTTTAGCTAGTGCTGTGATTATATCATCAAACTCTTTACTAAATATAAATCCATGTAGAACTCTTGCCCATCCTGATGGTTCAAGCTTCTCATAGATTTTTTGTTTTATTTCCTCTAAATCTAATGTTTGACTCATTTTTTTTATATTTGTTGTATGGCAATAAAAGTTAAAGAATTAAAAGATGATGCTCTTCTTGATGTTAAAGTCAATAAGAACTATTACATGATGCTTAAAAATGTTCTTGCTTACATGTTCAATGGACAACCAGATGGTCCAGAGAAAGAAGAATCATTTAAAAAGATCATGGAGGGTAAGTATCCAGACATGAATGAGTTTGAGAGATCATTCTATACTATTACTCTTATGGTAGCTGAGATTGAAAAAATGGCTACAGAGACTAATCAGTATGAAGAAAAGGAAATATTAGAACCTGGTGATGAGGGTTACGTAGAACCTGTTATCCCAGAATAATATTATTTCTCTCTGCTAGATCATTACATGCTTGTATGGCCAGACTAATTTCATGGCTACTACAATCTGCAAATGACTTGCATACTACTTTTCTCTTCTCATCATCTTCTACTTCAAAACAGAGACCTGCTCTTTGTTTTACAAGTAATTTCATGTCTTCAAATGAATACCCAAGTTCCATAGCAATCACCCGGATACTTGCATGCACTTTAGATATCTGAGCTACATTAGCTTTGTGACCTTTTATACATACAAATATTTCTACTTCATCACCTTCTTTTATCTTATCTACAAATAAATCATACAACAGTTTATCTTTCTTGTTAGAATAACCCAGCTTTGAGTCTTTCTTTACTAGTGTACCTATAAACATAAATTAAATATTAAACTGCACTACTACATTTTTTATATAAGGCAATCATAGTCTGAACATCTTCAATATCTCTAAAACACATGTCTATTTCATAACAGGATACTGTCCACTTATCTCCAGTAACTTCATCACTTCCATCACTAATCAGGACAAAGTTTTCATTTAACTGTAAAGTATAGTAGTAATAATCAGACTTATCCCCACTATCTTCCATTAATATATCAACTCTTTCAAAGCCTTCTTCTATTAATTCCTGTTCTCTCATAGTTTATCTAAGTTAAATTGACTTATTAGATTTATATAGTCATTAGTTATATTTTTGAGTTCATCAGATACATTCCATTTTGGAGTTACTTCACCGTGGATCTTGATTCTCTGCTTTCTAAAATTATCTATAGTAAGTATAGCAAGAAATGCATTATCCTCATCTTCTGAGTTTAGCATGTTAATAATATTATTCTTGTTTTCATCACTAATGATATTTAGAAATCTTAGTAGATTAAGTTCAACAGCAAATATAAAATCCCGGAATGTACCTTTCTTACTACCCTTATAGTACATATACCATAGGTAGTTGATATTTCTATCTATATGCAATGTTATTTCAAAATGTTCTTTGATGATTTTGTTTGCCAGTGCTTGTCTCTTTTTTGCATTACTAGCACCTAGTTGTCTCATTTCTTTGGTACAATTACTAAAGCTTCAGGAACTATCTTATCTAAGATAGCAGTACCTTTGTCAATGTAATTAGCTTCCACTTCTAATTTACCTACACTATCTAAGATAGCTCTTTCAATATCAGTTTCCGGAATGAGTACAATCTTAGTTGTCCCATTCATTAATACTTCTACTCTCATAACTTCATTGATTTAAATAATTCTTTTTTAAAGTGTTCTCTTGACTTTTCACAATCAGCAAATCTATTACGTGTATCTTTGAGTTGCTCTTTTACTTTAGCTAACTCTTTTTCTAATCTATTTACATTAACTAGATTATCTTTTTTAGATTTAAGAATATCCC